CATACAAAAAATAATTCTAAGTTTGCTTTTTTTTCTTGTGACCAACCAATAGATTGTAATATAAATCTCATTGGATCTAAAAATGTTTTTTCAAATTGTGTTTCATAATCTATATACTGTTGTAATTTAAACTCTTTTGGTAGAGTTGTTATATAACTTATAACATCAAACTTAAATGGATTTGCTTCTACAAGTTTAAGAAATTTAATTTTATCTCCTTCTTGTATTAAAGGATATTTGTTTTTAAGTTTAAACTCTTTTATTTGATGATTATAGATTAGAGCACCTTTAACGTGTATTGGTGTTCCTTTAATAAAGATATTATTACTATCATAATACTTCTTCATATTATTACAAGATCTTGGAAAGGATATCTGTTCAGCCGACATAGTAAAAAACTCTTTCTTAAAATCAGCAATAAAACTTTGTAATGTTGTTTCGTCTTTATTCATTATAATCTTAATGGCCTCTTTAATTCTACCTCTACATACTTGTGGTGTTGAAGATTTAACTGCTTCAATACCCATAATCTTTAATTTAGGATTTGAAAGTCTAACTCCTTCTTCATCTAATACGTTTAACATATATCTTTTTTTAGCCACCCATATACCTTTGTTGGCAATTACTTCTCGTTTCATTACCATACAGTTTTTAAAAGCGTTTGTGTAATCAGCAAGTTCTTCAAAACATTTATTTAAAAATGGTTCAATTCTACTGTCAACTACTTTGTTTATGAAATTACAAATCTGGTCTTCCGTTTTATCTTTACAAGTATGTTCTACAAGTTTATCTAATGTGACATAGATTGAATCTGTATCTGAAGCCACAATATAATCTATCTTATCGTGAGTCTTTAATATATTATTTAAATATGTATTAACTTTTTCTTCTATAAACCGAATGATAAACTGGCCTGCTGTTGTAATGGCACTGGCCTGTCTTACGTCATAGTATCTAAAGTATTGATTGCCAACAGCACCATAAGCGGAGTTTAGAGCAATCTTTCTTGCCCATTGAATATTATGACAACGAGAAATTTCTTTTACAAGTTCAGGATTTTTAGTTAACTCATATTCTTTCTTTGCTTTTAACATTCTATTTTTAAAAACAACACGTTCATTATACATTGTCTCCATCATCTCTGGTAAAAAACCTTGATTGTCTGTTTTAAACAAAGCACCATTAGGAGTTATACAAGCGCCTTCTGTTTTTAAATATGCTAGAGGTGTAGATTGATTTAACATTTTGTTTACTGAAATGCCTGATGGTTTTTCACCTATGATTTTTTCTGGTGAAATATTATATTGTATAATGATATGTGGATATAGTGAGTTAATATCAAATGAAACAATCCATTTGTGCATTCCTAATTGTGGTTCTTTTACATAAGCGCCTTCATATTTTTCATTTTTAATATTATCTTCACGTGGTGGAATACAAATATTCTTCTTTAATAAATGATTTGCTATCAGTGTGTCCCATACTCGTACTTGTGAAAAAATATCTCCATAATTTACTTTAGATTCATAAGCAACAGTTAATGATAGGTCAATCAAACCAAGTTTATCTTCTAAGGCATCAACAATTTCCACGTCTTGTATATTGTAATCAATAAACGATTGAAAGTCTTTTGTATACCAATCTTTAAATGTATCGTGTTTCATTTCATCTTTACCACGACCAAGTTCTAGTTCACCAATAAAATCTAATTTATAACTCTCTTGTCTTGTAGGAATAAACCATTGATATAAGTCTAAGTAATCTAAATTAGTAATACCTTTTATTTCGTAAACTGTTTTATGTCTACCTCTTACTAATATTTGTTCTCTTTGAATTAATCCCCAAGGAGACATTTTATTTGCTACCTTATCTCCAGCAATTAATATAATTCTATTCATCAGGTATGGTAAATCAAAGAATTTTGTATTCCAACCTGTGATAACATCTGGATGATTTTTAGTCCAGAAATTCATAAATTCAAACATTAATTGTTTTTCGTCTTTACATTTAATATAAGTTATGTCTGTTCTATCAGTTTTATAATCACCAACGCCCCAAGTAATTATTTGTTTATTGTTTTGATTTTTAACTGTAATACAAAGCAGTTCTTCAATAGGATTTTCTACATCAGGAAAGCCGTTTTCACAGGCCGTTTCTATATCAAGTGTAAATATTTTAATAAACTTTTTATCCCAACTTATATCATTAGGAAATTGTTTACCAATATATTGATAATGGTATCTTTCTAAACCAAATATGGGAGAGTTTTCTGTTACAACTTCACGTCTAAATGTTCTAGCGTCATCAATAGTTTTAAATGTAATAGGTTTTAAATATTGACCTTGTAAAGTTTTAAATTCTGTTTGTTGTTGTGTTAAAGAATAAAGAGTTGGACTAAAATCTATTTTTTCTTTATATTCTTGTCCTTCGTGTATGCCTCTAATTAAGAGTTTACCTCTATGTTCTATAACTGATTTGTAAAAGTTCATTATCTAATATCTTCATCCAATAAATGAACGATTAATCCGTCGTGTTCTTTTGTTAGTTCAACCTGACAACTTAATCTGCTCAATCCTTTTTTGTATTGTTTTTCAAATTCTAATAATTCAATTTCTGCTTTGTTTTCGTCTGCTGGTTTAATTTTATCTATCCATCTTTCATCAATAATAACGTGGCAAGTACCACAGGCACAACAACCACCACAATCAGCTCTAACTTCATTTATATTAATTTTGCTATAATATTTTGCCGCTTCCATTAAAGTTGATCCTTCATTTACATCAACTCTAATCTTCAGACCGTTTCTAACAAAATATACAGCAATCATCAATCTATGATTAATTTAGGTTTTTTTACTTCAATTATTCCAGCACCTAAATGTTGATTATAAGAGTTTTTTATATCTACTTTAGGATTTACTTCTGTAACTATATTATTATTTTTTATTGTAACTGTATCTTCTTCAGCATAAGGAGAATATGGTGTTAATGCTAACGATATAGGCCCACCTGGTTTAGATTGCATTGGTACAATTACGAATGGTTGTTTTATTTGTGTAGATTCTGTGTTATTGTTTTCTAATTTTTGACCTATAACATCTTCACCTGTTGATAGTCTAAATATTTTCACTTCTGACATAATATACTCCTTTTGTTCCATTATATAATACTTTTGTTAATTTGTCAATAGATTATCTTAATTTGTAGAGAGCATCCATTTGTTCTATTTGCCCGCCATCATTACATATAATATCTTGTATATGATAAAGTCTATAATTTAATGGTAATAATATTTTTTCCATATCATAAAAATTAGTGGTCTTTTCATAATAATCTGATAGTATTATTTCAACTTCTATATATTTTACTATTCCTAATTTTAAGGTTTCAATAGAACCTTTTAAAACTTCTTCTTCATATCCTTGTGTATCTATTTTTAAATAATCAATATGATTAATATTATTTTGTTTTACATAATTATCTACTGTATTTACATTAATCTTAATTTCTTTTTTTAAAGAATCTATTTTATTTTTTTCATTCAATTTTAAAAAGCTAGATGCTTTTGTTTTGTTATTTACGTAAAATATTTTTTCTTCTATTTTATCTCCCATAGCACAATGATTTAAGGTAATATTATTATTATAAGGAAATGTTTGCAGCCAGTTTTTAATTATTTGTATTCTTTCTTCTACAGGTTCAAAACTATGCATAATACAATTAGGTAATATGTTTTTAAATCTATTAATTGATTCTGCTTGACCAGCGCCTATATCTAAAAATATTGGATTGGGGGTTTTTATTTCTTTCAAAATAATTTCATTGAAATTGTCGTCCATTTTTCTTTTCATAATATAAAGATATTTTATTTTTTTTCTATAGGTTTAATTCTTCTACTCAATACAAACTGACGATTTGGATTTACTGAAGCGTTAAATTTTCTTATCATATCTCTATTTAACAACACGTCATTACGTGATCTGATTCTTTCATCAAGACCAAATTCTACATCTTTATAAACAAATCCATTAAATGTTAAATCTAATTTAACAACTGGCCTTTCTTCACCATCAACATCTTCGTGATTGGCTCTAAATATTTTTACCTTACGAATAAGTTTACTTGTATGTTTTTTACCATCATATTTCCAACTTACTTTGCCATCTTTAATTTCTATTTCTTCAGCGTGTAGAGCACTGACTTCAGCACCATTACCTGTGTCTAATTTAGCTCTAACTAAACCTACACTTTTTAATTCTATTGTTTCAACGTAACCAATTTCTATGATTGATTGACGGTCCCAATTGTCCCTATCACTTACATAATCAATAACGTTATCAACTAATTGTTTGCCTCTAATTGGGCCTGTTGTGTTGGGTGTATCGGCGTAATCTTCGTAATGATATCCTTCATAGTCGGCACCCGTACCTGGTGAACCATTTACTTCTAATACATAAATTTTATCTTTGAATATAATGTGGTCAACACCTACAAGATATGCTTTTGAAGCTCTAGCTGTTCTTAAAACAATTTCTATTTCTTCATCAGATAATTTATATGGTTCTGCTACAGCTCCTCTATGAACGTTTGATCTAAATTCTCCAGATTTTTTAACACGTCTTGTACAAGCAAATATTTTATTATCTACAACAAAAGTTCTTACATCTGAATCTGTAGGCATATATTCTTGTATTAATAATTCAGCATCGTGTTTAAATAGAGCTTGTACAACTGATATTAAAGAATCATAACTATCTACTTTAACTACACCAATACCTTGTGTACCTGTTAATGTCTTTACAATCATTGGAAATTTATTACCTATAATTTTAATTGCACTATCTATGTTCTTTTCATTAGATATAAAAGCGGTCTTTGGTGTGGGTATATTAAATTTTTCAAACAATAGAGCAGACGTTAGTTTATTATCACAAGTTAACATTGATGACCTTGTGTTTAACATAAAGGCACCAGAGTTTTGAAATGCTGATATTAAAGAAAGACCTGCTTCATCTTCAATGGCTCCAGCACGTGTAATAACAACAGTATCTTTACCTATAAATGTATGTTCGCCATCTTCACCATCATAATTATAAATGGTTAATGAATTTTTTTCTTCGTCTTTGTCTGTAATGATTGAGTGTTTAGTATTGATAACAAAAAAAGGTATTTTTCTTTTTTCACAAGACTTCTGTAAAAAACTTACTGTGATTTCTTTTTTAGTTTTTTTTATACCAGTTTTTTGCTGTCGTACTTTAGGCGAAGCTTTAGTTATAACAACAACTGTTATATTATTTTCTTTTGGTTTTTTAGCTTCGTTTATAAACTCTTTAAACTTTGATACTTGCATTTATTCACCATTTGTTTCATCATCTTTTGTAATTTTTTTACCAATGTTATATTTTGCTGATAACGTCCATTCTTTTTTTTCTTTAAATGGTAACACTTTAATTTGACTTAAAGGTGCTTTGTTTTCAGCGGCCTCTTTTTTAACTATATCAATTAAAGCCCAATCTTGTAAAAGAATAGCAATTGTATTTCTTCTTTGAATATCGTTTTCTGATAGTGTGGCCAGTTTACCATCAAGAGCGAATAACTCTTTAAAGTGTACTATGTAATATTTACCTTGTTTATGAAGTATATGACAAGATTGAAATAGTGTCTTATCTTTTCTGGATGCTACACCTATTCTTGTAAGTGTTTCTCTTACTTTTAGAAAGTCATCAGGCTGTTTGATTGTTACCTCTAACATATCCTCTATAGACCACTTAATACTATCTGCCATTAATTTCTCCCACCTTTATATAATTTTTCTTTGATATGTTCAAGTTGTTCTTTGGTCAATAAAGTTAAGGCCTCTCTCGCCTTTTCATTGTTATAACCATAGTATTCCTTCACATACTCTAAATCTTTCAACTTGGTTTGTGATAACCACTTACCGCCAAATCGCTTCTTTTTTCTGATACTATTTATCAAAAAGTGAAATTGTAACTTCTTAGATAGAAAGTGTAAACCATTCATTTCGTTGGCCGGCATTAAAGTGTCCCAAAACATAGAAAGACAACGATTTATAACATAAGGTGGAAACTTCTTTTCCCACGTAGAATCATCACTATCAAGTAATGGTTCTTTTGTTTCATTAATCGCTTTTAAATAATCTTTTAATTCGTACATATAATTTTGGAGCGGGCAGTGGGACTCGAACCCACGACCTATAGTTTGGTAAACTATTATTCTACCACTGAACTATGCCCGCTTGTTTCATTTAAATTTACAACCTGCCATTATTTCTGTTAAACAAGCAACCATATTAATTTCTTGGTCGGCAACAAAGGCCGCTTTGTATTGATAACCAGCAATAATTAATACTGCTTGAGGAATTGATTTAGGTTCTAAATGTTCATAAAGATTATCATAGATACTTGTAAATAAAGCACTAGGTTCTTTATCTAGGTTTTGTATAACCCATTTTCTCATACCATTAAAGTCTTTATCTTTCAATTTAACAATAAGATCTTTATTATTTTCTTCTGATAAACTAAAAAGAATACCACTATCAATTTTACCACGTACTGAATATCTTTGTAATTCATTTATGGTTCTTCTAAAATCTGGATAGTATTTCTGTATTACTTCTGCCAATACCTTTTTATCAAATTCAACACCTTCATCTTTTAATATAATAGATAATCTATCCATTAATTGTGTGGCCGTTTTAACTTTTTGGCCATTGACAATTCTAAAATCAATTACAGTACAACGACTATGTAAAGCAGGTATGATTTTGTTCTTGTAATTACAAGTAAAGATAAATCTACAGTTATTAAAAAACGTTTCAATAAAGTTTCTTAATGCTGGTTGTACTGATTCGGCGTTCATATAATCGGCCTCGTCTATAATTACAACTTTATGATTCGCTTCTTTGGTAAGTGAAATGGTAGAAGCAAAGTTTTTGATTTTGTTTCTTAATGTATCAATCTGACGGCCTTCATCTGAACCGTTTATGATAATGTAATCTACACCTATTTCT